GGTGGCGATGCAGAGGTACACGAGGGCCACGGAGATCGCCCTGACCTACTCCCGTCTCCTGGGCGAGGACGCCAAGAGCATCGCCGAGGCCATGGCCAACTACGTCGAGGACCTCGGTGCCGACCTTGAGTACGTCGGCAAGGCGTTCTCCAACATCACCACGATGGCGATGGAGTCCGGATTCGGCGTCAAGCGGTTCTACGGGATGGTGCTCCAGGCCACCTCGGGTATGTCCATGTACAACGTGCGCCTTGAGGAGGCTGGCGGCCTCCTCATCCGCATCGGCCGCATCCTCGGCTCCAAGGTCGGCGGCGACTTCCTCGCCACCCTCGGCAAGGGCTTCGTGGACGAGTCCATGCAGGACCGCTTCCGGCGGGTCCTGCTCACCGGTCGGGGCCGCACGCAGGAGGCGTACACCCAGACCGCCGCCGACACCGGCCAGGACTTCTTGAACAAGTGGCGGTCCGGGGGCAACGATCAGGTCATCGACGCCATGGTCGCCCGGGATCGAGCCGGGAACCGCCCTGGCGGCCTCCACCAGACCGACGCGCAACTCGAGGCGGCTGGTCACCGGGACGCGGGCCGCTCCCAGTTGGACCGGGCCCTCCTCCAGGCCATTCCGGAGCTCCGGGCGGGTCTGGCTGACGGGGCCGAGATCTCACAGGAGCACATGGTCAGCGTCCTTCAGGGGGCGAGCTCGGAGGACCGCACGAGGATGCTCGCCGCGTTCGAGCAGGCCACGGGATCCGAGGACATGCGGCGCGAACTCCGCTCCCTCATCCAGGTGTCCGAGGCTTCCGGCGGGAGCCTGGACGCCATGGTCCGGAACCTGGGACAACTGGACATGGGGGGCAAGCTCAACATGCTCCTGGGGTCCGGTGCCAGGCTGTTCGGCGGCGAGGAGCTGCACAATCTCTCGGCCCTTCAGCTTGCAGCCATCGAGAACTCCGCGGGCCTCTCCGGGGAGCAGCTTGAGCAGATGATCGCGCTTTCGGAGGGTTTCCGCGGCAACTTCAGCCTTATGCAGGAGATAGCCGCCAACGAGCAGCGGTACGCCGGGATGAACGCCGACGCGCTGCGGGACGAGTTCGTCCGCCAGACCGAGCAGTTCGGGGGATACATCACCTCGGACGGGCAGTTCCTCGCGGCGTCTATCTCCACGGATATGGACGGTACGCGGAGGGCCGTCGGCCAGCAGGCGGCCGACGCGAACGGCGTCATGCAGGATGTCACGCAGAACCTCAGCGAAGCCAACGGCTACTCCCGGTACATCCAGTCGCAGGGTGACCGTATGGAGGGCATGATGGAGCAGAACAACGTCGACGCCAACCTCGCGGCGGCGCAGACCATCGCCGACAACACCTTCAAGATCACCGACATCCTCGAAATGGGGATCCAGTGGGTGCTTGAGCAGATCTATGGGGTCGTCCAGGGCCTGTTCAACTTCTTCGTCCGCAGCGACCGACCGAACAAGGCTGCGGCGTCGGAGGGGCTCCGGACGCGGCAGATGGCTGCCCGCGAGTCTGCCATGGGACACGGGCGGAACATTCGGGGGATGCAGCGTCAACTGAGGGAGGGAGGTCTCACCGAGACCGAGGTCCGTGACCTCGAACACAGGATAGCGACGGAGACGGTGGCCCAGGAGCGGCAGCAGGGTGCCGCGGTCCTGTACGGGTCGGCTGCCCAGCAGGTCCTTCAGACAGACGGCATGGAGCAGTCGGACGACTTCTGGGATCGGGTCGGGAACTGGGCCACCGGGGCCGACAACGCTGGCCAGGCGGCGGGTATCTCGCAGGACCGCTTCGCGGAGATGGCCTTGCAGATCGCGGGGGGAGACCCGGCCGTCATGTCCCGGATGCAGAGCGTGGCACCGAACCTCGCCCAGGCGATGGGGAACTACGGGACGGCGGACGCGATGCAGCGGCGTGAATCTGGCCAGGTGGTCGATGATCGTCTCAATATGACCCTCGACGCCACGAACCAGAGCGCCAACAACCTCACCGGGGCTTTGCAGAACTCGGCCGTCTGGGCGACGAGGCAGACGAACGAGGGCTGGCTGGACTTCAACGCCCCCCTCCTGGGAACTGGCGACATCGGCCATAATGTCGGCGGCCTCACCAGGGCTGGCGGCTTCGCGAGCCAGTCGCTCGTGCTGACGAACGCACAGGGTGAGGAGATACAGGTCGACTTCCAGCACTGGGGCCAGATGATCGCCGCGGCCCAGGCTGACCACCTTGAGGCGAACGCCAGGAGATACATCACTGGGCATGGCGAAGTCACGGTGCCACCCAGGGGCACTAACCAGGAGTTCGGCACGAACAGCGGGATGTCGGGGGTAGGGCAGGGGAACTTTACTCCGGCAGACGTCAGGGCGGCTATCTGGAGGGAGTTCGGCATCATGTTCCAGCCCCACGGAGGGTCGCCGCAGGGAACGAGGCCGACGGAGAACGTGGCCGCGCGGTCTGGGAACATGGACGGTGGCATAGGGAACCTCTGGAACGTCTTCGACGTGACCGACGAGTGGCGGAACGAACAGCATCGCCCGACTGGTGTCCGCCAGTCGTTGCCGAGCTCCCACATGTCCTTGATGCCGGGGGGTCTCGAAACCTGGCAATCGGAGGGCGAGCGTCTCGCCCGTATGAACCCGGAAAACCGCCCGGTGATGGGATCCGGATCTGACCTGGCTGCCGAGGAGTTCTATCGGAACACGTCCACGGTCAACTACACGACGACGCGCAGGCACACCGACTCCGTCCACGGGGGAAGAGGCGAGTTGAACGTCGCGGCCTCAGGGATGCCCGTCGACACGTCCATGGGGCTTCCAGCCGCAGCTCGTCAGGCAGCGGCGTTCGATCCCTCCAACATCCCCCGAGAAGACCGTGTCCTCCTCGGGAACATCGCCACGACCCTCGGTGCCGAGGGCGAAGAGGACGAGCCGTCCTACTTCTCCAAGGCGGCGGAGGCGGCGCAGGCGGCGGAGGAGGCCAACTTGACGGGGGCGGACCGCCGGGAGGCCATCCTCAACGCCATGGGCCCCGAGGGCCGCCGCCGGTTCGACGAGGAGATGCGGGTGGAAGAGTCTCGGTGGGACGCCTACGAGCGCCTGCGGGCGGATCTCCCGGAGGAGATCGGCGCCGAGCTTGAAACGGCCATGACCAACTCCGAAAAGCGGGCCGGGGGTCAGCAACTCGGACGTATGCTCGGTTACTCGGGCCAACAGCTCGAGCAGTTCGAGCAGAGGCACATGTCGGGCTCGTACAGCAGGGGCGGAACCCACAGCGACGTCGCCCGAGCTCACCGCATGGAGGCGCGTGTCGGCCAGTCCCGCTGGGCGCAGCTTGTGGGCGGTGCGGGTGGCGACCTTGAGAGGTTGACCACGCCCGCCGCGCCCGACTTCATCTATCGGGGAACCTCCCACGGCGGTCGCATCACGCCTATCCACGGACGGGACGAGATCCTCGCCATGGGGCACCCTGGCGGACCGCTCGCCACCGGGGCCAGGGGACGCGGGGGACGGGGCGGAGGAGCAGGGCAGGCCATCAGGTTCGAGGTCAACAACTTCACCGACCAGCGAAGGATGCTCACCGCGATGCAGCGCATCCTCAAGGACGGCGGGTACAACATCCGATGATGGAGGACGGGTAGATGGCTGGAGAAATGAGAGGAGGGGCGGAGAGCTACTACGACCACATCAAGTCGGCCTTCAACTCCATGGAGGACGGCAGCAGCGGGAAGGGGATCCGGCCCGTCGTGTTCGACGTGATCGCCCCGGACGGCGTGACGAGTATGCTCGCCGACGATCTCAAGATGGTCCTCCACGTCAACCCGAGCACCATGAGCGTCGCCTACTCCAAGATGATCAACCGCGAGCAGACTCTCGGCGGGTGGGTCGAGCAGCACTGGGGGGACGGGTCGACCCAGATCACCCTCGAAATGGCGACCGGGGGGCTCATGCGGCTCGGCTCCGGCCTCTCCAACGTCACCGGACCGGCCGACTCCGACGTGCTGATCACGCCGTCATCGGAGCGGGGGCTCGCCACCGGCGGCACCCGCCGGGAGACCATCGCCTACGACAAGTATCTGGACGTGCTGTCCCTGTTCCACCACAACGGCTCGATCTACGACACACGCGGGGCCATCGCCATGCAGGGGCGGATCCGCATCATGTTCGACGGGTTCTCCTGGTACGGGTGGTTCGACACGTTCTCGGTTCAGGAGGAGGCGGAGAGGCCGTACCAGTTCTCGATCTCCGCCGGGTTCACTGTTGAGCGGGAGTTGCACGAGCTCAGGACCTTCGCCGCCGTCGGGGACAACTGGTCCAGCCAGGTCACGGCCGACTCCGACGTGCTGGGCACCACGGGTCCGCAGGATGTCACATGAGCGGATGGACGATCCCCTGGACAGGCGCGTCCGAGGACAGGATCGACGACGCCACCACGGTCAGCGGCGTGGCGACCGGTCTCGGCCTCACCGGAGCCGATCACGCGGAGTTCACGACGCACGTGTCCAACAAGGGGAACAGCCTCCCCGGTGGGAACTTCGACGAAGTCGGGTACGCCCAGGACCTCGCCAACGGGATGATGGAGGAGGTCGGCCTCGAAGACTATCAACGCGACGTGCTCTCGACGGACAGGGCCGAGTTCGATCCCATCCTCACCGACCGGATCGCCGCCACCGATGGCGAGCTAAACCCCGCCGTTGAGCCGTCCGAGATCCAGTCCGCCTTCGATCTCCAGTCGCAGTACAGGCACCAGCCCTCCGAGGTGTTCGGGAAGCTCTCGACCGAGGGCTTCGACGTGGAGTTCGAGGAGCAGGAGGGGCCACCCATCAGCGGGGAGAACGCCAACCTCCGTAAGCTCTCCCCCTTCACCATCCGCCTCATCCCTCCCCAGGACGAGATCGGCCTCACGTCGACCGCCCCGGCCGGGGGTGCCACACCCACCCAGTACACCTCGGCGCACAACTCCTATGCGGGCGTCGGCGGGTTCGCGTCCTCCCTCACTGCCGCCCAGAACCTCGAGATTCATGCAGCGACCGAGACGTTGCTGGTCGAGGGGCAGATGCAGAAGACGGGCCTCATCGGACCCTACGACCTGGCCGACGTGTACTCACAGCTCATCTCGATGGTGGTGGCGCCGCCCCTCGTCCTCCTGATCAACCCGTCCAGCATGAACATCCAGTACCAGAAGCTCCAGAACTACCAGGTCACGGGGCGGAACGGCTTCCTCTTCCAGTCCTGGGGCGAGTCGCAGCCGACCATATCGTTCTCCGGCCGTATCGGGGCCTTCTACGCCGCCGAGAACAAGATGACTTCGACCGCGTGGGCGCAGTACGGGTATCAACCGTGGGGGATCTTCCAGGGTGACTACGGGGAGACCTCCACCCCGACGGGTCTCCAGGAGGCGTCCCGTTCCAGGTCGGCCTCATTCCAGAACTTCATGAACCTGCTCCGCCTCTACCGGAACAACGGGTACGTCAGGGACAGGATCGGTGGGTCCCGGGCCAACCACGCCATCGGCAACGTCGCCATTGAGTACGACGGGTGGTTCTACCAGGGGCACTTCGAGAAGATGGAGTTTGGCTTCGAGGAGCAGAACAACCTCGGCGGCCTCAACTACTCCTTCGACTTCACCGTCAACTTCATGGAGGACCGGCGCGCCCCGTCCTACTACGTCAGCCCCATGACGAACGCTCTGCAAGGTGCAGCCGAGACCGGCGGCGGCGGCCAGTCCATCTCTGCGGCGCTCGCCACCGGCGGGTTCCCCCCGGACGACTTCGGCGACTGGACCGACGAGGACTGGGAGCCCGGAAAGACTCCGTGGTTCTCGGCGTCCATGCCGACGCGCCCCGACGGGTCGGCGATGTCCGCTGACGAGTGGTGGGCGTCCGTCAACGCCGGTCCTTCATGGGAGGGCCGTTCGGGGATGTCGGGGTTCACCTACGACTTCGGCGGCTGGGACCACGTGAAGACATGGGAGTCCGATGAGGAGTACCAGGAGCGGCTCGCCGAGGAGGCCGCCGCCAAGCAGGCCCTCGAGGATAAGTATGCCGACCCCCCGCCGCCCCCACCCGACCCCCCGGAACCCGCGATCCCGGGTATCGGCGAGGACGCCAGGGCGATGGCGGACCAGATGGAGGAGGCGTTGACCGGCGGGGGCACCGACCTCGACGACGCTGTGTTGGTCGCCCTCCAGGAGCTGGCCGCGGCGATGGAGGTCCTGGCGGCCTCATACCCGCAGATGTCCCCGGTGATGGTGTCCATGCTCTACGGTGAGGCCATGCCGGAGGTCACGGGGGCCGCCCAGGCGATGGCGGCCGGACATGACGGTGCCTATGCCGACCTCGCCGCAGCCCTCAACGGTGTTGCGGCCATCATTCAGGGGAGCTCGATACCCGACATCTGGAAGGCGGCCATCGTGAACGCCCTGTACAAGGCGGCCGCCGCTGCCGCTGCCGTCGGGGATGTGGAGTAGCATGGCCGACAACCAACAGATGAATAGACCCTTCGGGGGCACCTGGAAGCCGAACAAGACCGGGCTGGTCCAGTACACCCCCGACTGCATCGTCTTCATCAACGGCGACATCGAGCTCTCGACGACGCAGGTTGCGAGGAAGAAGCTCCCGCTCCAGCCCTTCATCACCCAGGTCAGCGTGGATGCGGGGATCGAGCCGGGGTCCCACTCGGCGTCCGTCACCCTCTCCGTCCCCCGCAACTTCGCCAGCGCCTACTTCAAGGACGGGGAGATGGCCCTCCGGCCCGGCCTCGAAGTCCATATCTACATCAGGGGGTACATGCCGATCCCCGGCATCGCGGCACAGGGGGACACGACCGTCTTGGACTCCCTCAAGGCCGCCACCGCCAAGCTCCAGGAGTCCAACAACTCCAAGGTCGAGGAGATGGCCCTCCGGCCGTGGTACCACTGCTTCCATGGGGTCATCATCAGCGCCACGCACTCCTACTCGAGCGGGACGTGGGACGCCGGGTTCGAGTGCGCCGGGATGTTGCACTTCTGGCAGTTCATGGACATGAGCACGAACGCCTCCATATTCGGCTCCCGGCCACGGGGGTCGCAGATGCAGTCGAGCCTGGTGGGCCACAACTTCACCAACATGACGCCGTTCTCGATCATCTACTCTCTCTACCGGGACACGGCGGGTGCGGCCGGCGCCGTCGCCTTCGCCCTGTCCTCCTCGACCAACGTGTCGGCCGTGGTCGGCGACGACATGAGCATGTTCCAGGCCACCCAGTTGTACTGGCAGCGGAGGTTCAGCCAGCGGATGTACGGCCTCAAGATGTACGGGGCCAACGGGGAGATGTTCAACACGGCGCAGGCAGCCCTCGTCGGGAGGTTGAGTTCCGGCGACCTCTCGAGGGCCGCCGCCGCCAACTACAACGCCGCCTCCGCACAGACCCACTCGGCGGCGTCTCCCCACCTGGCCGACCCGCCCGCCCACAGGGCGGCGGACCATGTCCCTGGGTCCCCCCACATACCGGCCATCGAGTTCGACGAAACAACGATGAGGCGGAGGTCCTCCGAGACCTCCGGCATCCCGGTCGCCGTCCACCAGCTCAAGGCGTACGTCACGGACATCTCCCAGTACGGGAGCATCAACCTGTTCGAGTCGTCCTATGAGTCGAAGCTGGACATCGCCCAGGCCGCCACCACGGCCTGCGGGTACGAGTTCTACCAGGATGTCGGGGGCGACCTCATATTCAAGCCGCCCCTCTACAACCTCGACACGAGCATCAGCCCCGCCTACCGGATCCGCCCCCTGGACCTGATCTCGATCAACTTCACCGAGAACGAGCCCGTGGCGACCTACATGACGATCAAGGGCGAACAGTTCTCCAACATGAACGGCCTCGGCCTCTCCGGGGAGTTCGGGGTCCGGGGCAACTACATCGACTACCCCCTGGTCGCCAAGTTCGGCTGGCGTCCCGGCGACATGGATGCCGCGTTCTACTCGACCGGAAGGGCAGCCTTCTGGGCCGCCGTGTCGCATCTCGACGTCCTGAACGCCGGGACCAACTCGTGCTCAATAACCATCCCCATCCGGCCCGAGCTCCGCACGGGCCATCCGATCTACGTCGAGCACATCGACTGTTTCTACTACATCGCGGGTCTGGCCCACTCGTTCTCGTTCGGCGGGAGCTGCACCACCACACTGCAACTGACCGCCAAGCGGGCCAAGTGGATACCGCCCGGCGACCCCACCAAGAAGGGCATCGAGGCCGTCACCCTGGATAAGCCGCACTACCCGCCGAAGCCACTCTTCGCCACGGACATGTCGGGGCAGCACGTCAAGGGGGTCGGGTTCCCGAACGTCGTCATGTCCCTGGACGTCAACAAGGCCGACCCCCTCCTCTGGGCCTTCGGGGCCGACCTGACCAACCTCGGAAACCCGAACACCATCTCCAACCTCATTCACGACCTCTGGGAAAGGGGACGCATCTGGAGGCAGACCACCACCGGCGGGACCTACGCCGCGCCGGCGAGCACCCAGAACGCCGACCAAACCTTCGACGAGTTCGACCCCATCGCCACCGGCGGGACCTACTGCATCAGCCTCACCAACCTTGAGATCACCGCCCTCGGCGACCGGCACGGGCAACCGTACTATGACAACTCCCTCGTGCGCGGCGGTGTAGGTGACGTCGGCTCCCAGGATGTCAACGGCACCATGACGCCTACGACGACCACGACCTTCTCGTTCACGATGGATAACCTCCTGTCCCAGGCCACCCACTACCTCAACCAACTTGCCGCAGTCGAGGACACCTACAACGAAGGTCTGCGAGAGAACCCGAACAGCAACGCCGTGCGGGTTGCGTACTCGGCGGCACTGGAGCAACTGGAGACGAACTTGAAGTCCGGGGCAACCACCGACCCGTCGGGGGCGGCGATCCCCGGGGGTGGTGGTGAGGGCTCGGCGTCCATCTTCCATCTCATGCAGATCGTCCAGTACTTTCAGACCAACGGGGTGGGCGGTGTGAACGAGGGGGCGAACTACAACCCGGCGCGGCTCTCGAGTGCCGGTCTCTCCACCCTGCTCGCCGACAGGAAGGCGGCGTTCTCCAACAACAACACCCCCGGCTACTACCGGTACTACTCGTCATCCCACCCGGACCCCGTCCACCACGCACACGGGGGATCCGTCCACAACGCCAGGACGGCGACCGGCCGCGTCCAGATGACGGACATTCCGTCCGCCGTGGTATGCGACACGGCGAACCTCGCCGAGGGGATCGAGAACCCGCGTGTGAGGGCTCTGTTCAAGCCCACCAACCAGATCGCCGCGAACACCACCACCGGGGAGGTGGGGTACCCGCCGTTCCTCAGTTCGACCGACATGGAGGCCGGGTCCGACAACCCCTCACCTATCGCCACGGGCTTCGTGCAGTTCTACCGGAACCCCGGTGAGGCTGCCGGGGAGATGAACCCCCCGAGGGGCTTCAAGGTGGCGGGATCCCAGGGTCTGGCGACGGTCGTTCTGCCGAGCCACGCCATCTACAAGCTCGAGTTCGCAAGGCACAAGCTCAAGACCTACCAGATCGTGGCAGCCCGTGGCACCGGGAGCGCACCGGCGGTGCCGAAGCTCGGCAACCATAGGTATGGATCCGGCCCCGAGATCGTGGCGGCCTTGTCGAACAGGTTCGGTGCCTTCGGGATCAGCGGCGCACCCGAGACGCCCGTCGGCGACATATTCACGACGTTCGTGCAGAACATGGTCATCGAGCTCCCGCAGTACGAGGGCAGGGACAGCAAGGCCGGCAGCTCGGGATGGCCGGGGACCTCGTCCATGACCACCGCCTACAACGCCAGGGCCGCCGAGCTCGACGACTACGGTGTGGTCAACGGGAACACGTGGAACATCGACGCCAACAGGATCTGGATGTCCTACATGAACCCTCGGCAAGGGTGCGAGTACGGCTCCCACGGCCGCTCGCAGGGCCCCCGCTCGGCAGCGACGCAGCGAGATGGTACCTCGGGCGAGATGATGGACCGCTGCCCGCTCAGCCGCCTACCCGGATCGTGGCACCGCGTCCGGACCCGGACTTACTACGAGGGTGGGACGGCACCCGTCGGCGGCTCCGACACCTTCGACGAGGGGAAGGTGAAGAAGTTGGTGGTCTTCGCCGAAGCCTGCGCGGACTTCTCCGAGGAGATCCGCCGCCGCCTCTACTGGGTGGTCCAGATCTACTGCGCGCAGTTCCACGCCGTTCACCGAGGCCACCAGGACGACGAGTCCATGGCCGACTGGAGGAAGCTGAACGAGCTCCTCGAGAACATCGGAACTGCAACCGGGTACGACGGCCTCGCCCTCCGGGGGTACTTCACGCTCGCCCTTGAGGGGCGGGCGGGCGGGACGCGGGTCAACTTCACCTCCCCTGTGTTCCCGATCAGCGACGACGCCGGGTACGAGCACTACGGTGCCCACGCCTACGGCCGCGGCCTCGACATCTCCCCGGGCGGCACGATGCAGGAGCTGCACGAGCAGGATCCCATAGGATCCGTCGATCCGGCGGCGGTCGAGGCGGTGGTCAACTCCATCCTCGGGCGGAGGAACGAGACCAACGCCACGTATGGAGCGAACATCGCCGAGCTCGGTGCCAAGATCCTGGAGATGGAGGCGGCGGCCCCCGGGACCATCGCCGGTGCCCAGATCTTCCAACCCATCTGGGCCGACTACCTCGCCGCCAGCACGGAGGCTGCGCGGTCCCAGGTCCTCCAGCGGGGTCTGATGAACGTGTTCGAGCAGGGCACCGGCATCCCCCTGCGGCAGACGGTCACCAACTCCGCCTTCGGTCTGGCGGACCTCATTCCGGACTACGGCATCGAAGGCGGGGCCACGTCAATCGGGCGCGCCTTCAACGACTCCGACCTGCACGTCGCCGACTCCTTCTTACGCTTGGAGGCGTTCGACCCGGACAACTATCTGATGATCGGATCCGTGGAGCCCGGCGGGGCCGACGTCGGCGCCCGGGTCGCGGAATGGGTCTCGTCCGAGATGGCGGCGAAGGCCGCCGATTGGGCCATGTCGCAGGCGGCCCTCCGGGGACGCACGGAAGTCCCCGCCGCACTCGCCGACTTCTCGAGCATAGGGGAGGGCTTTATGGATTCGAGCTGGGGGACCATCTTCCGCGACGACCATGCGCCCTCTTCCGCGATGGAGGGATCCCTCGCGGCCCTCTCCCAGGTGGGCGACGACTTCACGGCGGCGCATAAGGCATCGACGAATATGTGGGACAACCTTGGTAGCGCACTGGGCAAGATCGCCGATGCGTCCCCGGCGGGGTCGTCCAACGTCGGCTACGAGTCCGGCGACACCTGGCAGGGTCCGGACGGCTATTGGTACGGGATGGACGGCAACAACGAGGTCGTCGGCCCGTTCCCCAGCGAGGCCGGCGCCGATGTCATCGTGAATCCGGAGGGCGACGAGTAGACCCCCGGTCGCCGGGGTGGTTGGACTCCTATACCTCGCGGGTAGTGTCCCTTGAAGGAGGAGTCGATCATGACAAACGGTACAGGCCCATCAGGAGTTCCGGTCACCCGGGGCGAGGTCCGCACACAGCTCGGCATCCCCAACGAGGCCGCCGCCGCCTCGATGGACACCGGCCAGTCCGCATGGTCCCTCATCATGTGTACCGTCCAGTCCATCGACTGGGAGGTCCAGCGGTGCGTCCTGCGGCCGATGTCCGGGACGCGGGAGGAGAAGCCCTTCACGGCGGGTACTCCGATCACCTTCGCGGGCGGCGGCAGGCGGCACTTCTTCGGGGCGATGCCCATGGTGGGCGACTACTGCGTCGTGGGTTGGATCTCGGGGAACTCCATGGGTCAGGCCGGCAGCAGGCTGCCGATCATCCTCTCCTGGTTCCCGCCGCCCTGGTGGATGGGCCGGGACTGGATTCCGGGGTCCGACATGGCCCCGGGTGAGGGTCTCGACCTCCCCGAGCAGCTCGACCGGTGGGACGGCATCATGAGCAGGGTGCGGTTCAAGCTCCGGCACATGGAGCCCGGCCACATCGTCGCCTCCTCCGGCCAGGGGGCCGACATGGTCCTCGACGAGAGCGTGACCTTCGCCAACCGGCGAGGCAACGAGCTCCGTCTCCGCGACCAGGACCAGGCCCTCGTGGTCCGGTCCGTGAACCAGTTCCACGCCATGTCGGGCTGCCGGATCTACGCCGGGCCGGTCCGGCGGGACGCCCAGTTCTTGCAGTCGCAGATGTTCAGTGACGGGTACTTCTGGGACACGCCGCAGCAGTACGTCGCAAACGATTCCGAGCTCACAGATCTGACCGAGTCCGGTTTCCTCAACAGCGCCGTCCTCGGCAAGATCCCCGACATCTGGAGCCGGGGCGACATGACCCCCGGCGAGGTATTCCAGCGCCACCCCAGTGGTGAGTCGGACATCTCCGCATACGAGGAGGCCATGACGGCGGCGGGCACCCCGTACCTGTTCCCCGACCACATCGACCCGTACAGTTTCCTGGCCTGGGGCGCGTTCTGCGCCGAGGACGGCGCAGAGGCCCCCTCTCCGAATCTCGGGTCCGGGAAGGCCATCTACGGCGGGAAGGTGATGTACCGGGTAGGCACCATGCCGTTGAACAGCGCGGGCAAGGTGCCGGGGATCCGGAATCAGATCAACCAGGCAAGTACCGACGCCCTCACCACCCGGGCGCTCGCCGAGTACCGGATAGAGGTGGCCCACGACAGCGACTGCACGCTTCCGGTCACTGAACAGACCGACGGCTTCGATGCCGACCGGCTGCCGTCGGGGATGGGATCCAGCTCCTCTGGCGACGTCCCCTTCATCGAGATGGTGTACGGATCCGTGGTCGGGAACGATCCGTTCAAGGAGGCCACACTCTACGGCCTGCCACTCGTCCCCAAGGTGTTCGATGGCACCGCTGTGGACGCCAACATCGTCAGCGGGATCGGGCACTCTCCGGCCGAACATGCGGCGACCCTGTTCAGGATGAAGTCCCCCACCGGGGGCGGCACCACCTGGTGGAGCGTCACCAAGAGCAGCCACTTCCTCGCCTCCCTCGGGGGCACCGGGACGAGCGCCGAGATCGCCTGCGCCGGGTCGGTCAAGCTCCGGACGACCTCCTTCGACCTCGTCGGCGGGGGTCTGCGACTCCAGGGAACCGGGAACTCGCAGATGGACTACGGGATCGATATGTCTTCCCCCTCCTCCGCCATCCGGATCTACGGAGGGGGTGAGACCAACGAGGGGCGTGTGTCCCGCAGGAATGAGGCGGAGCAGTCGTCCGAGGCCGACACCCCGAGCCTCCACCTCGAAGGACGGCGGAACGTCCTCATCCAGGCGGAGCGCAAGGTGGAGATCCACGCCGCCGAGCTCGACCTGACCAGGACGCAGAAGGTGATCCTCGGCGGCCAGAACTCCCTTGAGTTCGCCAGCGGCGACAAGCTCACGATGTCGGGCAAGGCGGGCAGCATCACAACGACGGGAACCCGTACCGACACATGCTCGGGCGGCAACCCGATGGACGGGGCCTGCTTCACGCGCACCATCACCTGCAACCCGACGACCGGGGCCGTCCCGTTCACGGTCCAGCAGGATGAGAGCATCCAGATGGGCAACCGTCTGCACAACATCGACATGGGCGACAACGACCGTGTCTGCCGGGTCGGCAACCAGAACATCGACGCCTGGTCGGGCGACGTGGTCTTGAACAGCCTCCTGGGGGCCAACTCCACCCGGGTGACCACGTCGGGGATGTCCAGCACGATGCTCTCCGGGAACATCTCGTCCACGGCGGTCAGCGGGGCGGTGACCTGCACGGGAATGACCGGGGTCAACATCACCGCCCTCGGCGGCCCCATCTCGATCAGGAGCACCTCGGCAGTCATGATTGCCGCGCCGGGAGCGGCTCCCGGCCCGGTCACCACGGGCGGCACCCGGTGTACTATCACCGGTCTTCCGTACCTCGCCCTGACGAACTGCCAGAGCGGGGTGTTGATCACTCCGTAGGAGAGACAGATGCCGCTCGTTCCGTCACAGATAGCAGCCCAGATACGTCTGGCGGCCCCCACCTTCTCCGGGACCATGTGGATGCCGGTCACCGAGGCCATCGGTCTCGCCGTGACCGCCTGGGCCACGGGGCAGCCGCAGAACGTCATGATGACGGGGGTGACCACGGGCGTGCTCGGGGGCGGTGCCGTACAGGGGAAGATCATCTGCCCGCCCATGCCGCCCCTCGTCATAGGGGCCTGCATGGCCGCCGGGAACACCGGTCCCATGATGACGGCCCTGGCGACGGCGGCCTCCATCGGGGTGACCACGACGTTCACGCAGACGGGCATGTACGCCGGTCCCTCCGCCGGGACGGGGGCGGGTATCGACATCTCGAAGATCGTGGTGGCGAACCCGGCTTCCCTCATCGGCCTGATCCAGACGATGCTGCGGGCCGTCACCGGCGGTGGAGGGCCTGGCGTTACCATGCTTGCCACGGGACTCGGCAACGGGATAGCGGCCAACGTGATGCTCGGGTTCGGAGCTCCCGGTATGGGTGTTGTAGTGGGGGCGGGCGGCCCCCTTCCAGGGGCTGGGAGCAGTCCAATGAGCGTGGTGGTGTGAATGGGGATCTTTGACGGACATGTGCTGAGGGGCCCGAGGGTGGCCCAGAGCAACGCAACGACGACGGCCCCCTCGACGGGGGGCGTGTGCGGCGACGTGAAGGTGATCGGGACCGGGTTCACCGCCTCGTTCCAGAACGCCTGGGGAACGGACAACCTCGTGCGCCCCTCGTACTACCAGTATGAGGCGGCCATCCTCGAGGGTCGGGAGGGCAAGGTTGAGGAATACCTCGTGTGGGCCGCCAACTCCTCCAACCTGTCCGTCGTGGAAGGCCCCACCAACGCCATCGACGAGGGGTCTGTGTCGATCCCCTGGGGTGAGCAGTACGTCTTCACCTCGGACATGTCGAAGTTCTCCAAGCCGTTGGCGGGGGAGGTGACCTTCACCTCGGGGTTGGCGGCCATCACCGGGGTCGGGACGGAGTTCGAGTCCGCACTGTCCCCCGGCGCCTACATCTACTTCGGCCTGGCCCAGTACACGGTGGCCTCCGTCGAGTCCGACACGGAGGCGACCCTCACGGCACCCGCCGGAGCCTCCTTCGTGGCGGCTGCGGGGACCATCGTCGTGATCGAACCCCTCGCCGGGGCCAGCGAGAACCTCGTGCTGACGGACGACGGCGGGCGGAGTATCGCCGGGGTGATCGGCATCACCGTCGTCCTGGGGGACGACGAACTGAAGGTGCGGCAGCCCCTCGTGGTGGGCGTCGACATAACCTGCGACGACCCCGACTCCGGGATCATCACCATCAACGACACGCCAGCCATGCAGGCGATGTTCCGTCCCGCAGCAGGCAGCGTGCCCGCCATGAGCTCGAAGCGTGGCGACTTCGTCTATTCGGTGGCCTACTACCTGGCGGCCCCGAGGTTCTGGTGGACGAGGAACGACCCCGGGGCCGAGCGGTTCGGCTGGAACGGGGCCAAGCAGCGGTGGGAGCCCTTCAAGGGCGGCCCCCCGAAGGATCTGGAGCGGCTCACCCCCGACGGCAGCTACGAGCTGTCGCCGCGCCCGACGGGGATCGCCATCGGGGAGTACCTCCCCGGCACCTACGGAGCCGACGAGTACTGCATGGTCAGACTCGGGCTGCGGCCGGATTCGAGCTCCATCCCCGTGGGCGACGCCGGGGATGGTGAAGCCTTCCGGGGGGTCCTGGCCGTCCCCGACGACGTGGCCGAGTCCGGGGACTTCGACTTCGCCTCCTACGTCCCGCCGCCCGCCGCCATCGTCGGCGAGACCTCCGGCACCCTCATCTGGAACCCCCAGATGATCGCCCTGCACGCCGGCAAGACCGTCTGGTACATGCCCTTGGCGTTCGAGCCTGCCTCGAATGGGGCCCTCGGCGAGCTCGACGGATCGGACAGCGACCCCCTGTTCATCACCCCCATCCCGGGGCCTACGGAGAGGCCCCTCCTGCGGATCGGCAGCCGGAGGTGGCTCAACATCCTCTTCCTGGACACCGACGCCGAACTCATGGCGGAGGCGAACGCCGACCCCGACTGGCCGCCGACCGGGAACATCGCCCTCTCCCTCAGCACGGGGATGATCAAGTGCTCCCCCGCCGACGTGGTCAAGGCGTCCATGGGGCTGGTGGAGAGCCCGAACCCGGACTTCGACAAGGCGTACGGGGGCGTACAGGTGTTCTACGACGGCGTATCCCTGACCCGAGCCGCCCAGCCGCCGAGGGCACCCGTCCAGCTCGCGGCGTCGCTCGATGCGGGCGACCTCCCCCTGTCGATCCCCACCGCCGAGGTGGGTCCGGGACTCGGCACCTCGGGCATCTGGCATGTGGAGGATGGCACGGGTGCCGTCCCCGACGGCACTCCCCAGGTGACCCACCGCTACGGCGAGTCGGGACTCGTCCGCAAGGTCGAGGGCATCGGGGACTCCTTCGTGTTCGTTCCGAACAGGCCCCTTGAGAAGCTCAAGCTGTACAACACCATCGCCGACCTCGCGCAGTTCGTCCTGATGCCCTTCCTCATCCGGAAGGGTCGGGCGGCGGTGGCGGTGGGGAACTCGGCCACCGGGACCCAGGCCGTTGTCGGCCTGACCGACCTCGTGAGGTTCAACGGGCGGTCCGTCTACTTCCAGCAGGCCGACCTGACACCCGCTGTCTACGCAGAGGACGCCCGCATCGTCTCCAGGAGGATCGGTCCCTACACGCTCCGGGGCGACGAGCGTCTCTACATGGTGTTCAGCGGATCCACCATCACGCAGTGGGATGCCATCGACCTGGCCGGGGGGGAGGTGGACGAGGACGGGGTCGAGTACACCACCGAGGAGGTGGCGGAGGCCATCACTCTGGCCCTCCCCGCAGGGTTCCTCTGCTCGGCCGTCATGAACCGCCTGGTCATCCACCCGGACCAGGCCCCGCCGTACACGGGTCAGATGGAGATCCTTCCCGGGCTGGCCGGGAACAAGGACCTGTCGGGGTGCGCCGCCCTCGGGATCCTTCCGTTCTGGGCCGTCAACCACCCCGTGGATCCGGCCATCGCCCGCACGGCGACGGATCCCAACTGGCTCCCAGATTCCGGATCCTCGGTCGGTCTGTGGAGGAGTCCCTACAACGAGGACGGGAGCGGGGACGAGCCCGACTTCGCCGCCCGGGCTCGCATGGACGAGGAGCACCTCGGGGATGTGTCCGAGTCCCCGTTCGTGTTCCTCATGCAGACGCCGCTCGAGGACGTGGCTGGCGTAGACGACGGGGTGTTCTTCGAGATCCAGCGGGGTCCCTACCGGAAGAAGCTGGAGCACCTCGACAACATCAAGCACATGTTCGAGGACGGCAAGTTCGCCTGGATCGACTCCAAGACGGTCGCCTTCGCCGCCGAGGCCCCGGTGTCCAATGTGCCGCTCGGAGGTCTCGACGTCGTTCCCGAGACCCTGCATCCGGCCCTCAAGGGCTACTTCCGGTCGTCCCTTGCCGGGGAGCCCTTCGCCCTCATGCAGGAGGACGAGGACTACATCGTGCCGCACAACGGTATGCCGGGGTCGGCCATCCTCACCGAGACCATCGGTGAGCTTCTCTTCTTCGGGGCGAAGGGCTCGTTCAGCGCCGGTGGGACGGTCCTCACCGATGACTCGGCGGAGTTCGTGACCAACGGCGTCCTTGAGGGCTACCGCCTGAAGATCCCTACCGGCGACGCCGCGGGATCTTACCGGGTCACGGCGGTCCAGAGCGACCAACTCGATGTGGAGCCCTCCTTCCCCGCAGGCTCCGGCGCGTCGCCGGTGGCCTGGGAGGTCTACAAGATGAAGACCGTCGACGAGATCGACTCGCAGGTCGTCGTCGACTACGTCTACAACCGGTTCAACCACCTCCCCGAGGAGCCCTTCATCATCCGGGTTCTCACGAAGGCGGGTGCCTGTCCCCTCGACGAGGCCGCCCAGACGGCGGGCCGCCTCTCCGTGGATCTGGCGAAGGACCTCCAGAGGAGCCGTCCCGTGTTCATACGGTTCGGTCTGGAGGGGGTGAACCTGTCGGTCACCCTCCTCGAGCGGAGCGAGCTCGGCCGCATCGCCAACAGCTCTGTCTTCATCCCCCCGGGACCCTCCTTCGATGACCGGACGTTCAAGCTCGTGATCGGGACGACGGAGCTCGTGGCGGGCGTCGATCTCCTCGAAGTGGCGGAGTTCAGCGAGGATCCAGGGACCGGAGACGGGGCGGAGTTCCTCCCGGGCACCGGAGAGGTCCGTTTCGGCAGCAACCTCCTGGAGTCGCTTGAGCAGTCGGAGGTCGTGTTCTCCGAGACGTTCACGAACCCCTCTACCCTCCTCGCGGGATCAGTGGAGGTGGATCCAGGCAGTGGCGGGATCAACCTGTCGGCCCCCGACATGGTCTCGTACGGCACCGAGGACGTCTACTGGGTCGCCCGGATGATCACGGAGGACCGCCTCGACGTGGTGCCGAACCCGATGGCCGGGGCCTTCCTGTTCCGGGAGCCCCTTATCGTCGGCCAACTCGTGGAGGTGACGTACACGCAGTGTGATTCAGGCGGTGACAAGCTCATCGACGAGGAGGGTGTCCCCAACCCCCCGGTCACCGAGTTCCTCCCGCTCTACGTCCGGGGCGAGGAGTGCGCGCGGATCGAACCCCAGATCTATTCGTTCAACCCGGAGGGCAAGACCACCCGCCAGGATGTCGAACCTGTCGTCTACGCCGGCCACGAGATGATGAACTTCGCCGGTCTTGAGTCCATGCAAGTCGACTGGGACGAGAACCGCATCTACTTCTCCAATGAGGTAGGGGAGGCTGTCCGGGTCACGATCAGCTACGGCGTGTTCGAGGCGTTCGGCGGCGAGCTCGTCTACACCGTGTCGAAGCCCCCGGTCTACCGCCCCCCGTTCTACATCCCCGGGGGTTCTGATTCGTTCACCCTCGTCTCGGACCGCACAGATGACCTGCTCCCCGGGGCAGTCCTGCGGCTCGGCGGTCACATGTTCTACCTCAAGTCCGTGGTGTATGACGCTGCATCTGACACCACCGCGGTCAGCATCTTCCCTTCGACCGAGAGGGACGGGGCGGGATCCCTGGCTCCCGGCAACGACGCCATCTCCTTCGTCACGGTTGCGCCGGTCACCTCTGAGGTCGACGGGACCCCGACTCCCGGTGCCCCCGGCGGATTCATGGTGGGCATGGCGGAGCTCCTCGGCCTGGTCGAGGATCCGGTCTGGGAGCCCGTGACGAAGGGCCGGGTCGAGGTTGTGATCGCTGCCGACCTGACCAAGGTCGTGACGGCGGGCCACCTCCTCGAGATGTCCGGCGTGCCCTACACCATCGTGGCCGTGAACCTCTCCGACGACGGCCGCCGCACCACCGTCTCGACCACGCCCAACTTCACCAAGGGGGCCGCCTACGGCATAGACACGATCCGTCTGACGACCAGGCCGCTCTACCCCCAGGGGAACGTCAACTACATCGGGGCCGGACCCTACCTCTACGACCTGCCGAACGAGGTCGTCCTCTGGGGCGAGGAGGACGAGCTCGGGAACGAGTTGCCCGGCCGCACCCTCGCACAGGGCGTCGACTACAACGCGGATCCCATCACCGGGGAGATCGCCGTCCAGGTGCCGAAACAGCAACATGTGGCACCGGGGCAGATGCTCGCCTTTTCGAGGACCCGGGTGATCGTGGCACAGCCCTCCCTGAAGGACGGCGTCCTCATGTTCCCGAGGTTCGGGGCGAAGTACAAGCACGGCCACCTCCCCTCCGACGACAACGGCCTGAAGTCGGCCGCCCTCCTCGGGACGTACACGTTCCGGTCTCCGGACAGCTTCTACTTCCGGGCCGTCCCCCTGCTCGACTACATGGGCGAGGTCGCCCTCCAGATGGTCCAGGAGGCCAAGGCGAAGGGTTCCTCCTACGGACCCTCCACCGGGGGCGGGGGCGGTCCGAAGAACTGGGACAACGGCAGGGTGGGTCTGGCGGTGGAGCGGACGGGTCTCCTGGACAAGGACAGGGCGGCCCGCAAGTTTCTCGGGTTCTACAACCAGGTGGTCGTCTGCTGCGAGCAGATCAACGAGACGATCACCGGCCGCATCGTGGGGGACCGGGACCGGAAGTTCAGGTTCTGGGTCGGCGCGGGCCTCGAGTGGACGCCTCCGGGGTGGGAGGATCCCGTCACGGGCCTCTTGAACCCCCGCAACCTGTGGACCACCGTGTTCATGGAGTTCTCCGGCAGCACGCAGGGGACGATGCGGGTGGACGAGGACGACTGGGTGGTGGTGCCCTACACGGCGGGGATCGTGGACGGGGTCATTGACGGGGAGTTCATCGACGGCGACGTCATGAGGTACCTGATCGCCCGCCAGGCGGAGTTGATCAAGAACGATGTCGACGACTTCGTCATCGTTCGCCGGAAGCGGCCGCGCATCATCTTCAAGCTGCTCCCCCTGCCACACTTCGTGTTGAAGGCGAGGGGCCGCTACGAGAGGCTCTCGGAACCCAACGAGTTCTCCCGCATCTTTCCGGAGAGGTCCAGGGCCTTCACCAACCTGTTCCCCGGGGTGGGGAACAACCCCCCGGCGCAGAACTACGGGGAGCACCTGTTCCTCGGGATGCGGGACTGGAAGCTCAAGAGCACCTTCTTCAGCTCCACGGCGGCCATCTCGAACCCCGTGCTGGGGACCATCGAGAACATCTTCTCCATCTCCTCGTCGCCCCGGACCGCCAGGGCGCGCATCTGGGACTGGAGCCCCACCGGGTTCCCCGATCTCGACGCCGCTCTCGGGACGGACTTCACGAACAACCCCCGTCCGGCGGTCATCGCCACGCCGTTCCCGCTCACCGACTTCCCCGTGGACTCGGATACGGGTCTGCCCGATGTGTCCCGCATGGCCTCCATGGACGAGAACGGCATACCCGACCTCAACACGGGCGACTGGGAGATCAGCACGCCGCCGTGGAGGCCCGGGACCAAGGTCCAGTTCGGGAGGCCCGACGGCACCATTTACTCCGTGGGCCACACCGCCACATCCCTCAGCATCTTCGGGATGTCGAAGGTGAACCCGGTCTTCGTGGAGGCGATCTACGGGGGGTGTGTCGTCGTGTTCAACGACAGCGACGGCGACTCCGTCGTCAGCCACTCCTCGTTCGTGGAACTCACCTCCGACGACGGCGGGCCGCCGGTGGACATCTTCAAGGGCGACACCATCATGGAGTCCCTCGGGGCGGGTGCCGAGGTGGAGCCCGAGGATCCGCCCACCATGGAGGACCTCACCAGGGTGGCGGCCTCCATGCCCGCCTACCGGAACGGCTTCGACGTCGCCTACAACCGACGGCGCGGGCAGATGCGGGACATCTCCTTCCCCTCGTTCGGCGACCCCACGTTCTTCGGCCTCCAGGAGATATTCGGCCAGAACCCCCCGAAGCCCAACACGCGCATCGAGTCCGAGGTGTTCTTCCACCAGAGCGAACTCGAACCTGTCGAGATCCCCGCCCTTCTCGGGGACTTCCGGGATGACAGCGGGGACTTCACGCTCCCCTACCTGGCGGCCACCAACACCGAGATCCAGCGGCTCCAGGCCGCCGCACGCGGCGGGGTGGAAGTCATCATGTCCGACTGCGACGTCGTCCCCGCCATCGCCGTCTGGTGGGGCCAGACGTGGAAGGCGGTGTTCCCGGACGAGATCCTCGGGGCCGACGGGGTCATCTCCAGCTCAGGGGTGGCACCCGCCGCCCTGACGACTTCCGTGGACCTCTTCCCCGTGGACACCAACGGCAGCTACGACGCCCGCTCCGGCGTCGGTGACCTGCGTCGGTGGGACCTGCTCCTGGTGGAGGGCGACGACATCGCACCCGTGAGCCCCGTGGCGGGGTCGCAGGGCATCCTCTCCGTCGGCCAGGTCGATCCCTCGTCGCCCGGCGTCATCGAGACCCCGAGGTTCATCGCGCCCGTCAATGAGGGATCCCGGGTCAACTACAAGGTTGACCGGGCCATCGTCTGGACGGACCACGACGGCGGCTACACCTCCGGCCTCCGGGTCGAGCAGCGGTTCTACGACGAGACCCCCGCCGGGTTCCGGTGGACGGAGACGAGGTTCAAGTTCGACTCCGTGGGTCCGGGGTTCATCATCCTCGACGACGGCAGCCAGGGCGGCCTCTACGACCCTGTCAACGCCTTCACGCCCACCGGGGGACTGAACGACCTGTTCGCCAAGGCCATGGGGGGTGCGGGCACCGCCGCCGACCCTGCCACGATCCTCAAGCTCAAGATCCTGCGGCGGCCCGCCGACCTCGCGGCCCCGGTGGCCGGAGACGGCGAGGTCCAACTCGAGGTCTGGATCAGGAAGTCCAGCGTCTACGCCGCAGGCGAGGAGATCAAGGACGGCGAGTTCTACCTGTCCGTGGATGAGGGGGTCACCTGGACGCAGGCGTTCGTCTACGCCGCCGACACCGACTCCGACGGCACCTTCGAGACGGACTACGACGGCCCCGTGGTCTGGTTCCACACCGACTCTGGCTCTGCGACCGACGACATCATCATCAGGACCGTCCACCCGGACGACGAGCACCTGGATGCCACGGACGGCAACGGCACCCCCGAGGGCACCGGCGGCTACGATCCCGGCACCTGGGGCTACCAGGATCCCCTCTACGACCCGGCCAACACCGACGACATCGCCGAGTGGTTCCCCTTCGTCGGGTTCGACCATGTCACCATCGACGGCGATGGCGACCTCCCGGAGCTCCAGCCCGGGGAGCCCGGCTTCCCTGGTCCGAACCCCGACTACGACGAGGAGACCAAGATCCTCTACACGTACGGCGGCCACCTGCCCGGGGATCCGGATCTGTACCTCGACTCCTTCATCGATCTGGAGGTCGTCGAGGGGCGCACGGCGATCATCGAGAACGACAGGCTCACCTTCTCCGACAGGGTCGACTTCCGGACGGCCCGGCCGAGGGACTTCGAGCACACCCTCACGTCGAACACGCCGCTCTGGCTGGTCCTCAAGGAGATCCGGTCGGAGACCGTCATGTGGAACGCCGTCGGTACGGCCACGTCGGTCATGTCGTCGGTGAACGACCCCGAGACCTCCATGAACGTCCCCGACCCCCTCACGTTCCTCGCCCGCGCCATTGGTGCAGGCACGGTCTATGGCGTCGGGTGGTATGACACCGTCGGGGTGGGCATCGGCTCCGTCAAGGCGATGGCCTGGGAGGGGCACGGGAACACTCCGGTCGAGGCGACCACGGTCCTGTTCTCCGCCGTCCCTTCGAGCTCAGTCGCCAAGGACGCCAGCCTCGACATCTGCGAGGGGACAGGCATCTTCGGCGGAGCCGTGGACACGCCGGCATCGCCGCCAGGGATCGACACTGCCGTGCTGAAGGACCGCATCCTCGTTCACGACACGGGCAACCCCGCCCCGCAGGCCGCCTCCTTCGACCCCACCACCGTGGAGAAGGGCGACATCGCGGTCGTGTGGGCCGGCGCACCGAGTACCATCGACACCCTGATGCTGAACCGTGGGACCGCCCGGGCTGGCACATATCTGATCCGGCACACCATCACGGCGGATCCCTACCAGCCTGCTGCGCCGGATCAGACGGTGCCCACGGAGTCGATGGTCAAGGCCCTGCACCTCACGGCCCCGACGCCGTCCCCGAGCGGATGGGTCAGGTCGTACATGCCGAAGATCACGGCGGTCGACCGCACCCTCGGGCGCATCTGGGTGGACGCCGTCGAGCCGGTTACCGAATCGCCGACGGGCCACGCCTGGACCGCCACCGGCGACTTCTACATCCTCCGGTCCACGCCAGCCACCGGGGTGGACGAGGCCACCTGGCGGGGGGTCTGCTTCAAGATCCCCTACACGGCGGTTGAGGACGACGACTCGGACGTCGACTACGCCGGCACCGGCTGGTTCTCGGTGACTATCGGCGGCCTCCTGGACTCGATGGACGACACCATCGTCGGCGCCGCAGGCCCCCTCACGGACGACCAGCGGTGGGACTTGCTTGAGGCCGAGGTCGGCAAGACCGTGTTCGGTATCAAGTACCTCCCCGTCAGGATCACCGGCCAGGGGCTCCCGCCAACGGGTGCCACGGGGTACACGGAGGGGGTCGACGCCACAAGCTACGTGGCGCACCTCGGGTTCGCCGCCCTGACCGTTCGGCACCCGCATCTCGAATATGACGACGGCAGCGACGGCTCATACGACAACGGCACCGTGGAGTTCAACGTCGACAAGACTCTGTGGGACGGGACGCTCGAAGGCTCCTTGCCTGCGAGCTTCATCGCCATCTCCGAGGCCCCCGTCCCGGCCAACCCGGGCGCATACCAGGTCGAGGAGGGTGACTACCAGCACACGGGCATCCCCTACATGCTGGACATCTCCGACGTGTCCGATGCCGACTGGCAGACGATCAATACGGCCTGGGACGACGATGCCCTCGCCCCGGCGGCGCACACCTCCGTGATCAACGCCCTGATGCCGGGGTGTTCGCTCGAAACCGCCACCACGCCGGACGTGCTGGATCCGGCAACGACCTTCCCGGCGTTCTACGCCGAGGCGGGCCTCTTCCTCGAGCCGTCCTTCCCCAGACCGGTGTCGGACCTGGCGGACGGCAACGCCCAGGTTGTCGCCGGTCCGGACTTCAACAGCGCCGCCCTCGACCTTCCGGCCGACGCCGTGGGGTCCCGGGCCGAGCTCGACTTCCTGGACGTGGACGAGATCGCCGTCCTCACGGCCGCCGTCCCGGGCAACCTGTTCGAGCGCGTCCAAGTGAGCGTCCGCAGGATCCGCAGGTGGCACGAGGTCCAGGACCAGTTCGCGCTGAACCTGGCCGCCCTCCGGTACGCTTACGAGACCCGCTACGGGACCATCAACACATACGCGCAGGCGGGCACCTTCGGCACCTTCGTCGCCGACGGGGACGGGACGCAACTCGGCGGGTTCGACGACGCCGATGTGAACATCAACCCCGGCGACATCGTCCGGGTCTACGGGGAGACCACCGGCGAGCTCATCGCACAGGGTGAGATCGCCTCCATCCAGAACGCCACCACCCTTCAACTCGCCCCGCCGGGCCTCATCATCTACGATGAACCCGACGGGACGACGAACCCGGCGACCCCGTGGGTGGGCCTCCGCTTCGAGGTCTACCTGCATCTGGCCCCCGTGCCGCACCAGCAGTCCAACGACCAACTCCTCGAACTCGCCACGGACCGGGTCATCCTCAAGCGGGAGGCCGTGATGGATGACGGCGCTGCCGGACAGGACGGCGGCATGGTCGCCTGGGACACCTCCGAGGCGGGTCCAATGCCGGGGACGCAGCCGGAACTGGACGTCTGGAAGTCGACCGTCTACGACGCCTCCGTGAACATCCTGACCGACACAGAGGCGGGGACCGACCCCGACCAGATCAACTTCCAGCAGCTCGGCGTGGAGGAGGATGACATCATCCTCATCGACCCCGCCGGACCCCTGCGCCCTCCTGGTATCGACCCCGTCACGCCGGATGAGGAACTCGAGCAGGGCAGCCGGCCCTACGGCGACATCGGCGTGGACGGTAGGTCGACCGACTGGATCAAGGGACGCCCCGCCGAGCTCGACGACAACCGGGGCTACTACGTGGTCGAAGAGGTGTCAGGCCCCACGGAACTCAAGCTCAAGACATTCGACGACTCACCCTTCGCTGGGATGCGGGGCGGGGACAGGCTGTTCTCCGGCGGGGACACAGCGTTCGCCCTCTACCCGACCGTGAACGCCTCGGGTCTCACAGGCCAGGCTGACCCCGCCATCCCCTCCACGGAAGGTCAGGGAGACCTCCGCCCCACGGCCTTCGTCGGCGAGGATCTCCTGGCGGTGGACGGTGTCGGGAACACGGAGCCGACCTCGTACGCCGACAACTTCTTCTCCATCGCCCCGTTCTCCTACCGCATCCTCCGGCCGAGTGGGTTCTTCTCGGAGGAGGCCCTCGAACTCATCCTGTTCCACCGGGAGCGGATCCTCTCCCTCATCGAGCACTTCAAGAGGGCGATGGACGGCTCCAAGAGGGGGACATACAGGGAGTTCCAGGAACTCCGGCACATCGACGACCTCGGTTCGCCCACGGTGGACGAGGAGGGCATGGGACTGCTCTCCAACGCCTTCATCTACGGCGTGACCGGTCAGTTCCAGACGTCTCCGTTCCTCAACGACGCCGACTGCCTGTCCGTCCTCGACCGCCGAGTTCACTGCCAAGACTATGAACTGGATCTTACGAAGCCCCCCTTCGACGCCGGGGGCGACTTCTACACAGCGATGAAGGATCTCGGCGTCGGGAGGCCCTTGGTGGTGGACATGTTCGACAACATCCTGAACAACTCGGACAGGTTCCGGGAGCTCCGCTACTCGTGGCTCACCTACCGCGTCCACAGGGTCGACGGGACCCTCCCGAAGGTCGAGCGGTTCGACAGGGAGCTCCCGAAGCGCATCAGGGAGCTGGAGCGGATGCGTAGGATGACCGAGGGAACGGGGAGGTAGCGATGTCGAGCAAGAGCATGACGTACGAGGAGATGGTGGCGAAGCTGAAGGAACTCGGCATCGGGCCAGGTCCCCGCATGATCCGCCCCAAGCGGGACATTCAGGCGACCGCCCTCCCCTCCATAAAGAAGCAGATGGAACTCCTGGAGAACCTCAACGGCCTCCTCCAGGCCCAGGTGAAGCAGGACCATGAGCTCGTCCTCGCCCTGCGGGAGAAGGTGAACCGCCTCAAGCACGGCGGGGGCATGTAAATGGCCGACGAAGTAATCCCAGCCCAGTGGGGGACGCTCTCCCTCGACCTCCCGCCGCCGTTCCTCGTGCCGATCATCGACGCCATCAACTCGGTCTTCGAGGTGATCATCGCGATCCTCGACATCGTGATGGTGATCCTCCAGATCGTGAAGGTGTTCGTGATCGGACTGATCAGTCCGATCATCCCCCTCCTGGAGGCCATCATCGCGCTCCTCGAGGGGCTCCTCGACGACTTACGGAACGCCGGGTTCTACATTCGAGGGGACTGGGACGAGCTCAACTTCGCGGCTCACAAGACACAGCTCGACAGCGAAAAGACGATGGAGCAACTGGAGGGCATGGCCGGGGCGTTCAAGCAGTACCTCGGAGGGTTCGGCAAGTTCGAGGGCCGGGTCGTCCAGTGGCTGACCGACACCACCGACCCGGGCCGACCCGTGTTCTCCGCGAACGCTGGAGTGCTCGGGATGTTCTTCGTCGTCGGCTGCGACATCTCCGGGATCATCAAGGCCATCTCGGCCTTCCTCACCCTCCTCAAGTTCTTCGGCCAGATGAACTTCGACGGGGCCATGCTCACGACGCCGACGTCCCTGGAGGTGAAGTACCAGCCACCTGGCGGGGCGCTCGGGGCGTTCATCAACATGGGCGATGTCCTCCAGGGGAAGGAGCCCCCGACGGAGGGTCTGCTCGAGTGGAAGTTCTCCACGCCTCCGGGGATGAACCCCCTGCTGGCCTCGTTTCCGCCGCTGCCGCCGGAAGCCTGTCTCATCGAGATCTCCACCATCAAGGACGGTCTCATCGTCGGCTTCTCCGCACCGGCGGGCACGGCCGCCATGAAGAGCCAGCCCGGGTTCTCATCGGTCGAGACCCGCCGCCACGGTCTGTACAAACTTCCGGTGAGGCACGGCGGCGGCCCCTTGCGCCTCTTTGGCGGCCCCGACGTGTTCACCACCGATGCCGCCCTCTCGGCTGCTGGCTACAAGTTCGGTGCCAGCGGCGAGCCCGCTGCGGGTGCAACATGCGCTTTCGCCATCAAGGATCCCCTCGACCCGAAGCCCATCTCACTCAAGAAGTGGAAGGACGAGGTGAAGAGCGGGAAGAAGCACATCATGCAGCGGGCCTTCGTCGTGGACTCCCGCAACCTCGCCATGATGGCTGGCGGCCACAGCTTCCTGTTGAAGCGGGACCACATGCCCCACGCCCTCAAGGACGTGGAGGACGGCAAGCCAATCCCCGAGGACGAGCCAGCCACCGAGGTCTTCGTGCGGGTCACGCCCCTCTCTCCCGAGGGGTTCTCCACGTACGGGAGCAACTACACCGAGGCGAAGGAGGGGAGCCTGGGCCAGGACGTCGTCCATGCGGACGGCGAGGGCGTCCAGTGGGCGTTCGGGATAGGCACCGCGCTCGGCGTCGCAACGTGCAGGCCGAACGACAACGACCGGGGACCGACCTCGAAGGTCCTCAAGATCGACTTCCCCTCGGCGGGGATGCTGGGCTTCGCCAAGGCGGTGCGGGCCGCGTTCTACATCGCCTGCTGCGTGCGTCCGGACAAGACAGAGCCGCCGAACCCGCAGTGGACGCGGAACACCACCGTCGTCCCTAAGGACGGCGAGATCGACACCGGCCTGGAGCCGGTGGCGGAGAGGTACCGGACGTATCTCACCGGCCCCCGCACGGACATGGACGAGTTCCATTCGGGCATGGCGCAGGAGCCCTCGTGGCGGAGTGACTGCCGCTTCGCCGCGGACAGGTTCATCTCGGACTTCATGCGCCTCGGCTCCGCCATCCCGAACTCGGCCCTCGAAGCCCTGTATGAGAGGCACGGCAAGCTCCTCGTGGAGGAGGACGTGTACAAGGCCGCCGCCGACGCCACCGCGCACCACGGTTACCCGACCGGGATCTCGGATAAGACCTTGAAAGCGGGGACCTTCGAGGACGGCAAGATCACCGTCATCGGCCTCATGGAGACCCGGAGTTCCTGGTGGGGCTTCGGCCGCAACCCGTATTCAACGAGCGGCTTCGAGGGTCAGGGGTGGCAGTCGCAAGTCACCACGGCGGCGGGGACGGCATACTACCAGGGCGCGAATAATCTCACCCCGAGGGCCGCGATGCGGGGTGGCATCCTCAAGATGCCGGCGATCTGGTGTCAAGGCTCGGCGATGGCGTCGGGGACGACGTCGATGGGCCAGGCGGCCTTGTGGGGTCCCGGGATGGCCGAAGAACTTGCCACGACGTTGGTCAAGGAAGGGAGACTCCAGCTCATCCCTCTCCGGAACTTCTTCCCCCAGGAATACCTCGACGCTGCCGCGGCCATCCTGGCCATCGCCTCGAAGGCCCCTATCAAGGGCAACTGGATCGCCGTCCGCCCGCTCGCCGGGGTGCTTTACCCCGTCGAGGAGATCATGGAGCAGATCATCGCCACGGTCAAAGCGATCCGGGACGGTCTGCTCGCCCTCCTGGAGGAGATCCTCAAGTACATCCGCATGATCGAGTCGAGGATCATGGAGATCCAGCAGTTCATCCGCAAGATCCAGCAGCTCTTCAACATGTTCAAGGACTTCTCGATCTCCGCCGACCTGGGCCTCCTGATGGTCGCCTCGGCGGGTACCGACGGCCTCCTGACGGACTTCTTGGCGGCGGACAACAAGCCGGACATACCGGGGAGCTCATACTGTATGGGGGGCGTCGTGATTGCAGGCGGCCTGCCCGTCATCCTGCTCGAACTCCTCCAGGCCATCATCGTCGCTGCCTCGGATGATGAGGAAGAGGAAGAGGAGGGTTAGATGGCGTTCAACTGGCTCGGCACGTTCAGGGTGGGATCCTACATGGTCTTCCGCCGCTTCGTGGCCCACGAGCTTCGCGACGTGGGGGCCCGGCTGAAGGTCATCCACGCCGAGATCGCCCGCATAGGGTTCGTCAGCATCGCCTGGAAGCCGTCGGATGTGGAGGGCGACCCCCTCGTCCTCAACATCGACGAGGACGAGGAGGACGAGACCGTGCCCGTCACGAAGGTGGACGAGACGAGGATTGGCCTGGTCATCTCCGGTCCCGGCACCACCGTCGCCAAGCTCATGAGGGCCTACACCGCCGCCGGGGGCAACCCCTTCGACATCTCGATGTTCCTCGACCCCCAGGAGGGGATCTCGGTCGCCGCGGATCCCGACGCCCCTGACGGCTTCCGCATCACGTGGACACATCCGGGCGGCGGCGTCGCCTATCCGAGGACGCGGGAGGACGTGGGTGGCGGTTCGTTCACGGACGTGGGCGGTACGCTCTCCATCAACAAGTCGCTGGAGCTGAGGGTCGGAGAGGTCCTGGACTGGTCGAAGGCCGAACTCAACGCCGGGTACATCAGGAAGGCGAGGGACTGGATCTCCCAGGAGATCCGGGAGAAACGGAACGACCTCGAGTGGCGTATCCTCAAGCAGATGGACTTGCGGGAGCAACTCCGTTCCGAGGCGGGTCATCTCATCGCCCGGGCGGCGGGCGGCTTCGGACAGGTTCCACACCAGCCCGATGAGCACGCCACAGACCTGTCGGTGCCAGCCATTCTGTGGCACTTCGACTCCATCTTCTTCGAGAGGAAGGACGGCATCCCCCAGGTTGGGTACCGGTACGAGCAGCCCGACAACGAGGGCCGGTCCCCCCCGAACTTCGATGAGGGTCGGGTCATCAACGCCCAGAACCTCGCCCCGCAGCACTATGGCCCCTTGCTCTACGACGACGACGACCCGGACGCCTGGACCGGCCTGTAAGGCCCGGACCCCCGCACATCCGGTGCCCTGGCACCCTCTACGCGCGTAGACGGCCGACCAGGTCGTTTCGGGACAACTATTTTCGAGGTTATTTCGGCTGTTATTCCGGGTACTTACGGGTATTCGGACCATCCTCGGGGACGACCAGGCCAGAAACTGTGTCCGATCCTGGGGGGTCGAGCTCGTCGCCGACTGGCCTGCTTTGGGGGTCCTGCGGTAGGCGGTTCCTGCCCTATATGCTCCGGTGGGAAGGAGGGGCTTTCAATCCTCCGGAGAGGCACATGTCCTTCGACTTCCGCATCGCATACCCGTGCCCCCATGAGATCTTCAGGGAGCGGGCCCCGCTCGCCTCCGACGGGAGGACGCTGGTGGTCTCATCCACCGTGGTGGGTCTCCCCACGATCTACATGGACGGGGTCGAGGTTCCGCTGGACGGGCTGCAAGTCCCGGCTCGGCTGGTCGCGGGCGAGAAGGGGCCATACAGGGTCTACACCGACACCACCGAGTTTCAGGTCGAGGTCGGCGGCATGGCCTACGACCTTGAGCTTCCGGTCGGCCTCGTGGAGTCGACCGCCGTCGCCGACCTGATCTCCAAGGCCGTCACTGGATTGTCGGCCACCAGCGAGGGCGGCCGCCTGGTGCTGGAGGACACCACCCTCGGGCGGGCGAGCCGGATCGCCCTGTCGGGGCCGGGTGCCGATCAGATCGGGTTCTCCGGCCAGCGGGCCGCGAGGGGCCGCGAGGCCGCACCCTCCTGGGGTGCGGGCCGTCTCCCCGGGACGGAACTCTCTGTCCTGCGGCCCCGGTTCAGCCGGCGGCCCAAGAGGGCCAGAGCCCGGTGGGAGGTCACCTACAAGACCCAACCGGACAGGTGCCGGAGGTGTATGTCCACGAGGGTCGAGAACGACATCCGCATCGACTCGGCGACGGGATCCCCCTCCAAGGCGTCCAACGAGCAACTCCTCTACCAGAGCTGTATGAAGGCCCTTCTCACTGAGCTCGGATCCAACCCGTACCACCGATGGTACGGGTCCAAGATCACCACGCTGGTGGGGCAGAAGAAGAACCCGGGTGCAGGCGATTCAATCCGGCACGAGGTGAGCCGAGTCCTCAACAAGGTCATGGCCAGCCAGAACCAGCAGATGGGGTTCCAGAGGGTCACCCTGGAGGAGACCTTGAAGGAGGTTCTCAACGTGTCCGTCGCCGCGCATCCGTCCGATCCCACGACCATGCTGGTGTCCGCCATCGTCAAGAACGGTTCCTTCAAGCCTATCAAGCTGACGTTCGTGTTCACCGTTCCAGGGGTTTCGGGCGTATTGAGGCGGAATGGCCGCGTCATTCAAGCACTTGGGGAGTAGGGGTAGATGTCCACCAGACCAGAGTTCAAGCTCCCCAACGGGGAATATCAAGCGGACGCCGTACTGACGACGACGGTGGACTCCCGGTTCATATCCGGCCGGTTCGACGAGTCCTCCGTCATCGGCCTCGAAGTCTCCATCCGGGGATCCGTGATGGTCGCCGACCCGGACCTCATCACCATTCAAGAGGGGATCTTCGTCATCCCCAACCCCGAGGCGTACCCCGAGGGTCTGATCCTCCTGACCGGGTCCAACCCCGTAGCCGTCCGGGCGCAGTTCTCCGGCGGCGGCGTCTCCGAGGTCTCCACTCTCGTCGCCACCCTCGTCGCCGAGGGCACCATCGGCCTGGTTGCGAACGCCCCCTCCTCCATCAAGGCGGAGTCCTTCGACGGGTATGTCAACGTCTCGATCAGGGGGCTTCCGGATTCCAACGTCTACGCCTACAACGTCTACGCCTCCACGATTCCGGGGGGTGGGGGTGAGGGGTACAACCTGATCAACCTGCTCCCCCTCGAGACCCCCGCCAAGACGCGGTACCAGGATCCCCTCGGGACCCTCGACTCCGACGCCGTCATTCTGAAGAACGAGGACGGGGGCCAACTCGTTGACCCCCTACTGCTCCAGTTCCGGGTCGACCAGACCGACCTGGCGGGCGTGTCCTCCAAGACCGAGATCAACGAGTCCCTGCCCGTACCCGACGGGGTCGACGAGATCCACATCCACGCCGTGGTCGAGGCCATCCGGTATTCCGAGGAGTATTCGTTCAAGCATACGCGGTCCGCCGGTACCAGCTCGTTGCCGCCCACCATCCAAGTGGGCGAGTTTGCCAGCATCAGTGTCACGGATCCCCTCTTCTACGTGACCACCGCCCTGTACAGGGATCCGGTTACGGGGGTCGAGGTGGAGTCCCCGTTCTCACCCGAGATCCAGGCGACGCCCGTCTATGTCAAACCCATCACGTCCGGCCTCCCCTCCGTGTCGAGGGAGAAGCTCTTGAAGCAGACGGCGCTGGCCCTCTACAAGAGTGACCCCCTCCTGTCCATCCAACCCGGCAGCGTCATCCGGGATCTGTTCGTGGATCCGTTTCTGACGGAGGCCACCCGGATGCGGATCATGATCGACTATATGCACCGGGCTTCATCCTTCACCACCCTCCTCGCCATCGACGACCCGACGGGGTCGGGGATCAGCGTCGCGGTGCATCAGTCCAACTACAAGAAGGGCCTGGCCGACGCCCTGTTCATGTCCCCCCGTACGGTCGTGCAGAGCATGATCAACGCGGCCTTCGACAAGCTGGCGTCCAACTTCGGGGTCGTCAGGGGAGGTGGCCGCCACGCCAGGGGGGAGGTCACCTTCTATACGACCAGTCTCCCGGCGGTCTCGATCATCATCCCGCTCGGGAGTCGCGTTCGGGGCGGGGGCCGCATGTACAGGACCGTGTCCGGCGTCAGCCTCCCCGCCGAGAACGCAGCCAGCTACTACAACCCCTCCACTGGGGAGTACGCCGTAACCGTGGGTGTCCGGGCCACTTCGGCGGGCGCTGGCGGCAACGTGGCGTCGGGATCCATCACCACCACCGACATCAGCGGCCTGAAGTGCCGCAACGACGACGCCACCTTCGGGGGGACCGACGGGGAGTCCAACCAGCAGCTCGCCATCC